AAGAATGATTGAAATAGTTGATGCTTATACAAGAAGTGGAAACGAATGGTGTACTTGTTGTCAGAAACAAACAGATACAAAAAGAATTAAGTTTTCATATGATGGCAGACAAGGAAATTCAGTTGTATTGTGTGACGATTGTAGACGAGAGTTAGCACGGACAATACAGGCAATCCCACTAGATCGAATCAAACAGGCAAGAGAAGAAATAAACGATTTAGACATACATTTTGACAATGACTACTTTAGTAGCAATAGAGATGCAATGTTTAAGTGTAATGAAGTATTAGAAATCCTGGATAAGTTAATAGAAAGCGAGGAATACTAATGGTACACATTAAGAAATGTCCTAATCCAAACGGCAGAGGTAAGCCAAGTACGGAGTTTTATATTGACGGAAAACCTCAAATATATTGCTATGGTTGGAAAGATGCAATGACGGACGAACCATTGCCAGAATGTAAAAAGTGTAAAGATTGGGTGTATGGCGAACAATGTGAGAAAGATTTTCGTGAGTGGATTAAAGAGAAGTGTGCAATAGAAAGTGAGAATTAGTATGTTGGGATTAACAATGTCACAGGCGAGACAATTAAAAGAATGGATAGATAACTTATGGGTACTATTAGATCAGGATGATTTTAACAAGATAGCCGAGATATTCAAAAATGCGGTAGACAGAGAAGAACAAGAATACGAAGAAAGCGAGAAATAGATGAAATCATATCAATGGTGGAGAAAGCAAAAGAAAAGAGTACAGAAAAAGTACACTTTATTATTGGGGCGATACTTGACACCTAAAGAATTAAGAGAGTGGTATAACCACAGGACAGGCAGAAAGTGAGGGTTAAGGAATGAAAAGAGAGAATATATATTTACTAGGCTGTTTATATGCTATAAATCAGCTAGTAGAAAGAGGTAGTGTAGAATATGCGATAATTATTGATGGGGAATGGAAAACAATACCCTGGAAAGAAATTTATAATTGGATTGAAAAGAAGTATAAGGCAGAAAGAGAGAATAAGGAATGAAGATAACACAAGCACAGGGTAACGGACAAGGACAATGTGCCTTATGTAAAAAGCGTGGTAAGTGGAATGTCCAATGGATGTGCTTTCTTTACAAAATAGAGGGCAAAGAGGGGGTTTATTGCAAGAATTGTGCGGATGAAATCAAAATGCAAAATGTTATTGATAACAGAAAGTGAGGGCGAAGAATGAAATTGAAAAACAAGATATTTTTCTATAAAGGTTTACTAATTGAGATTTGTGAAACACTTGCATCAATTAGTTTGTATTTAGAATATGATGCGAGAAGAATGAATAATCCAATGGGGCAACATATGAGAAGTCATTTCAATGAGCTTAAGGATTATTCTTTGGAATTAAGAGAAGAACAGGCAAAGAAGTTGTGGGGTATGAAGAATGACAAAAGAAAAAATAATAAAAATAATTGATAAAACTCTTAAAGATTTTTTTGAATGTGAGGGTGGCGAGGGATGGATGCGTATTGACGGAGAAGAATACGACACAGATACTGGCTATGCACTTGAGGGTATGGAAATATTTGCAAAAGTGCTAAAAAAGAGATTAACAGAAAGTGAGGGAGCAAATGACAAAAAAAGAAATGATTGATTTCTGTGAGATGAAATCACAGTTAGAACCAGAAAATGAAGATATTTTTAATCATATAGCTAAAATCCTAGAGCAAGAGACAGTACCAAGAGAACATTACGAGAGTGAATATCTTGCAAGAAAACAAGCTGAATATGAATTATGGAAGATTAAAGAACAACAGCCTAACGAGGATTGTGTGAGCAGACAGGCGATATTAAACAAAATAAAAGAAGTGTGTTTTAGTGAAGATTGGCTACAATTTAGAGTTGATAATGGTAGTAATGGTCAAAGGGATTTTCTAATCAACTATATTGAAGAATTGCCATCTGTAACGCCTACACAAAGATGGATTCCTGTTAGTGAGAGATTGCCGAACCACGATGAATACATAAAACATAATGGGTTGTTTATCGTCTCCGATGGAAACAGGAGTTATTCTGAATGGTTTGATATTTATGACAAGCGAAGATTTGGCGAACCTACGATAAGTGGATTCAGAGTAGACAGGTGCGTTATAGCCTGGATGCCATTACCAGAACTATATAAGGCAGAAATGGAGAGTGAAGAATGAAAGAATTTTTAGCAGAGCATTGGCTATTAGTTTTCGCATTATTTATGTATGCGATGGGCTTTTTAAATGGTTATTTGGATGGAAAGAGAGAACGGAATGATAGCAATTAAAGGAATGGAAGAATTACCAAAGAATTGTTTGGATTGTCCTATAAGTCATGAAGATGAAATTGATTATTGTATTTGTGGGAAAACAGGTAAAAATGTTTACCTATATGCAAATGAAATTCACCCTGATTGTCCTTTAGTAGAAATAGTCACTTGTAAGGATTGTAAGCATTGGAAAGACAGTGACGGAGTATATCGCAGAGGAATTGGTGCTGAAAGTAAATGTCCTATAAATATCAAGGAAGTATTTGAGGGGAATTTTTACTGTGCTAATGGAGAAAGGAGAGAGTAAATGATTTGGATAGAAAAACCATTATATGACAGAGAAAAGTTCTGTCTTAATTGTAATTGCATAAAAGACGATACAAAGGACTTGAAATTCTCCGTTGGAGACAATGATAATACAGCTTGTGTGATTTCTTTGTGTAAGGAATGTAGAGATAAATTAAAAGCAATTTTATAAAGGAGAGAGAAAATGAAAGCTAAAAAGATACTAGGTTGGATAATCGTATTTGCGACAATTCTGGGAGTAATGCTTGTTCAAATATCTGAATTTACACTTATGTTTGATGGATGGATGAACTTTTTATGTGCACTAGGATTATCAATAGTAATATTCTTGGTCGAGGTAGCAATTTCGGTTTTGATAGCTCTTGCAATAAAGTGGATTACAGATTAGAAAGGAGAGCAAAGATGAAAATTAAGATTTTAGCACTATTAAGTGTCTTAACAATAGCATTGTGTGGATGTAGCACAGAGACATTAAAAGAAGAACAGGCACAAGAACCAGAGAAAGTGATTTTAAATGAATATACCAAAGACAGTATTGGTGGACCTCGTGGTGGAGTATTTAATTTCACAGATCCAGAGACAGGTGTATGCTACTTAATATTCAAAGACCAATGTGCCTATGGTGGTATGGGTGGCATCACACCTAGATACAATGCCGATGGAACGATAATGGTTAGAGAGGTAGAGTGATGGGGGAAACCATTTCAAGTCAAATCCAAGATGCGATTTTGAAAGCTGAAAGGCTCTACGAAAATCAGCAAAATTGCCACAGACTAGAAAAAGAATATAGTATAAGGATTGAAAATATGTTAAACTCTGGCAAAATTGAATCGCCATCAAAGATTTATAGAGAAATGCTTATAGATGCGATAGAAAAAGAGGTGAAATAACAATGGAAACACGATTTGAAGATATAGAAAAAGGCCTAACACAGGCAATGAGAATGGGTATTTTAACAGAGAGAAATTACCGAGACATTGAATATGCTTTGAGAACAGTTAATGACGAGCCAAAAGAACCATATGCAGAGTTCGTATATCACGATGAATATGGACAGGAAAACCATTACAGGGTTGAACCTATTGATACAATCATTACAGAAAATTCGATTACAGACCGTTATGAGATGAATATACAAAGATTCGTCAAAAGGAGATTTTAGATGCAAACAGCAGAACAACAGTTAATAGGATCCGTTCTAATGGATAGTCAGGTACTGAATGAAATATATCGGACTATTCGACCAGAAATGATTACAACAGATTTTTTTAGAGATTGCTATGGCGAAATGCTAGGAATGTTTGATAGAAATATCGAAATAAATCCTATGCAGATTTCTAAAGCACTATCTAACAGATATAATCCAGAAGATGTAAATAGATGGTTGCTTGAATGTATCAATGCTACAACGACAAGTACAAGTGCTAAAAGTTGTGCAAATATGATTGTATCTGAATATAAGGTGCATATGGTTAAGAAGATGTTTAACGATAGTCGCTTTAATGCAAAAGACATTAACGACACGATAGGAACACTTCTAACACGACTTGAAGAATTGCAAGAAAATAAAAAAGTTCAATCAAAAACTCTAAAACAGATTGTCGAAGAAAACAGGGGCAACTATTTCAATGACAATAGTAAAGTTAAGACGGGCATTAAGACAGGGCTTTATGAACTAGATGATTGCCTTGGAGATTTGCAAGGTGGCGATACAGTAGTTATCGGTGCTAGACCATCTGTGGGAAAATCTGCTCTGGCACAACAAATAGTTGAATATAATGCCAAGAGAGGTAAGAAAGTTGGATATTTTAACCTGGAAATGGTAGAAAATCAAGTTTACGAAAGATTTATTGCAAAACATTCTGAAATTGATATGATAAGAATTAGACGAGCTGTTGCATTTTTGGGAGATGAAGAAGAACAATTCAACAAAGCAAATGATGAACTTGCAGATTTGAATATTGTTGTTTCTACGGGTTCTAAAACTGATTTAGAAATTAAGGCAGAGTGCCGACACCAAAACTTTGATTTGATTGTAATTGACTATTTGCAACTTGTAAGAAGTCACAAGAGATGTGAAAGCCGTAGAGTTGAAGTTGGCGAGGTTTCAAGAAGTTTTAAAGCTCTTGCAATGGAATTAGGTGTGCCAATAGTGATTTTATCACAGTTGCATCGTAAAAATGATTTGTTCGACAAAGAGCCTACAATGGAAGATTTGCGAGAGACAGGAGACATAGAGCAAGATGCGGCACAGATAATTCTAATGTGGGATTTATCAAAAGATAAAGAAAAATTCGGTAATTTTAAGGGTATTAAGGTTGACAAAAACCGAAATGGTGTTTTTATTCGTGAGCCGTTGGATTTTGATGGATCGCATATGACTTTTAAGGAAATTAAAGGCACTACAATAGAGCAACAGTTGAAAAATATAGAAAACAGAGAACAGGGCGTTGATTTTTCATCAAAGTATGATGAAGAACCTAGTGTGCCTTGGGAAGAATAGGAGAGAAAAATGGATGTTTTTAATTATGAGTGTCCAGAACAAATGAATTTGTTTGATTTTATTGGAGAGGACACATTTATTGATAAGAAAATCAGACTAATAGAACTTTTTGCGGGGTATGGTTCACAGGCAATGGCTTTAAAGAGATTGGGAGCAGATTTTGAACATTATAGAGTTGTTGAGTTCGACAAACACGCTTGTAATCTATACAACAAAGTTCACAAAACAAACTTTGAACCTACAGATATTTGCGACATAAAAGGCGTTGACTTGGGTATCGTAGATAAGGAACACTTTACTTATTTACTTACTTATTCGTTCCCTTGCGTTGATTTGAGCCTGGCGGGGAATCAAAAGGGGCTAGGAGTTGAGTGTCCTGAATGTGAATTTGTTTCGGATGATAGAAGTTTGAAAGTGTGTCCTGTTTGTGGAGCAGAATTAAAGCCTACAAGGTCGGCGTTGCTATGGCAGGTCAGGAGATTATTAAATGAATGTGACGAATTACCTGATATATTGGTTATGGAAAATGTAATTCAGATACATTCAGCAAAGAATATGCCATATTTTAGAGAGTGGTTAGATTTTTTAGATAATAAAGGATATACCACTTTTTATCAGGATAT